GAACTTGCGCTTATTTTACGAAATCCGATTCTTCGGATGGCTTTACGCATCGTAGCTGAGTCGATGCCGGTGCCTATGCCCTCCCAAGGAAGCAAGGAATCAGACATTGTTTTCGCTGCTGGCGTGACTGCTGGCTACGCGCATTGTCTTGAAAACATTCGAAAACTTGCAGTAACCGACACAACGAGAGAACCTGAAGCAACATTTGAAAAACAATACTAACATTTTATGGAAGAACCACTGAACTCACCGACCGTTAATTCCGCGCAAACGCCTGATTTCGAAAGCTCCTTCATCGAATCTTTCAAGGCTAATACCTTAGAGGATGCCGCCGCTGGAGAGGCTAGTGCAAAAGCTTCGCAAGTAACTGAGGAGCCTAAGCAGAAGAAGCAAACGCAGCATAAGTCCGACGCGAACACCAAGCTCAGCAAGTCTGAGATGGATATCGAGCGGATGTTCAGCCCGAAGGAGAAGGCTCCAGCTACCGAGGATTCCTCGGCTACTGATGACTCTGGCATCCCTGAGTCGATCAAGTCTACGAAAGCCGCTGATGCTTTCCGCAAGATCAAGGAAGAGAAGGCGCAGTTGGCCAAGCAGCTTGAGGAATTGAAGTCTGGCAAGGTTGCCAATCCGAACTTCGAGGCTCAGCTCAAGACTTTGCAAGAGGAGCGCGACACGCTTTCCGAACGTGTTCGACTTCTCGACATTGAGCGCCATCCCAACTTCGTCAAAAAGTACGAAGGCAAGATTACCGGCGTGTTTGACTCGATGAAATCTGTCGTTGGCACGGATGGCGATAGGCTTATTGGCCTACTCAAGTCTCCTGAGAACGATTATCGGAACTCGCAGATCGACGACATCGTTGAAGGTCTTTCGCCCTCCAAGAAGGCGAAGCTTGGCGCTCTGATCGTCAAGTACGACGAGATTAACGGCGAGAAGTCTGCGGAGATGTCAGAGGCGAAGTCCGATTACGACTCGATCATCTCGAAGTACCAGCAGGACAACGAGCAAGGCACTCGCGCTGCATTGGAGTCGGCCAACAAAACATGGGCAAAGGTCAGCGAGAATGCGCGTGCGCTAGAAATCTTTGAGCCGCGTGAGAACGACGACGAATGGAACACGGAGCTGACTGGCCGACTTAGCCTCGCCCAGCAGATATTCAATGGCGAGAACAGCGAAGAAGACCTCGCAAAGGCCGCTCTATGGGCCGCTGCCGCACCCAAATACCGCGAGCTTCTCTACTCTCAGGTCGAGGTAAACAAGCGCCTGCAAGCCGAACTAGCGAAGTATCGAGGCAGTGAACCCGGTGTTAGCTCGAAAGCAACGGTTGGCGGTTCCCGTGCATCAAATGCGAATGGTTCGAAGAGCGAGGACTTCGTCACGAACGTCCTGAAGTCGTTAGGACGCTGACCTTACGCGTAGAAGTAATTATCCCCCGGTGGTTTTTGTTACCGCTGGGGGATTTTGCTTTGAATCATTTACGATACGGACCGCTGCCGCCGCGATACGGACCGCTGCCACTTGGAGCAGGCTTCGGCTTAACCGGAGGCTTCGGTGGAGGAGACTGCTTGTAAGGTCCGCTGCCACTCCCTTTAACAGACGGTGAACCTTTGTACGGTGCGTTATTGCTCATTTGTCCTTTGGTAGTGCATACCAGCCTTCGTGGATGATGATGCGGTTATTACTACGCACCGTTTTGCCTTCGGCGTCAACCACCCAAACCTTCGCCTTAACGCTCTGTGCGAGGCGCACAGGCTCACCGTGGGGGACGTAAATCACCCGGCTCGCGCAGCTCACGCTCATGCTCATCAATGCGAGCAAGCAGACCGCGCTTAAGATCGGGTTGTTTTTTCGCATCTTCGCTTGTGACATCTTGCTTCGTCAGCGCGTGAAGCCAGATAACCAGCTTCATCACCAAGTCGGCCAAGAAGTTCATTCAGCTTTGGCAACCTCGGGCGCAGCCTTCGCGGCCTTCTTGTTGTTGTAAACAGACCAGCCAACGCCAGCGATGCTTACGACAGCGCCTACGAGTTCAGCAAGTTGATCAGCACTGGCCAACCCTTTGGCGACGAGGAAACCACCGGCAGCGGTCAAGATGTGGCGGAGAAGAGAGGCGAGATTAGGATTCATTTTTCTGTTTTTAGTTTGCGATACAGTTCGAGTGCTTTGACGACGCAGGTTAGAAGCGCGGCGAATGCGCCAAGAGCTAACGACGCAGTCTTGAGATGAGGATCTGAAAATACCGCGTTCCCCAGAATACCGATGATCGGACCACCGACGCCGATTGAGATGTCTCTTAAAAAGGTGTGGTGGTCCGTCATCGTGATGGTTAGTTAGCGGATGGAGCCTCTGCAAGCGAATCAGCCGTTGCAACAACCGGCACCGGATTTGCCGCTTTGTACGCCGCGACAACCGCCGGAGTCCACAGCGCGTTGGCGATATTCACAACCTCCGTCGGCTGTCCTTCCAGCGAATCACCGGGGTTCAATGTGTACTGCGAGGTAATCTCAGAACCGACAATCGCGCCGTCGCTGTCGTAATCGATTCCGGTCGTCACGAACAACGAGTTGTTCTGATTGCACTGCACTGAGACGATGTTGACTGGTACGATCATTGGATAGCGGGTTTGAGGTTGGCGTTGTAAGCGGCAATCGCGGCAGGAGTCCAGACGGCTCCAGCAATCGCAACAACCTGCTCAGGCTGACCCGTAAGGTCTGAGCCGGGATGCAGGCAATAGCGGCGGAAGGTGGAAGCCTTCACGGATTCGCCATCGACGATCTGATCCGACAAGCGAACCTGAAGCGTCGTGTTAGGAAGAACCTCGCAAAGCGAGAAAATGGTGCGTTCTGTTAGCATATGATTAGACGGTGTAGGTTAAGTTAGCCCAGAGATATTGAACCGCTCCAGCATTGTATGTTACTNGTGCAGCAGAACCCGAGGATTGAGACGAATACATTCCAATTGAAGTGCTACCCGCAAGCGTTAATCCAAAAATAGAACCAGTAAATACTGCCATATTAATAAACCCTGCGATTGAAATAGCTTCAACAGCCCCGTTATTTGCAAACGGTAAACCTATAACTTGTATTCCGCCAGATGCTCCCGTTGTGTCTACGTTATTAAAGAAAATCTGAACAGTAACCTGACGGCCTACTTTGGTGTATCTTCCTGTTGTTGACTGAGTAACGGTAGGATTAAAAACACTTCCATTCAACGTAGCGGTAAACGTCCCCTCCTCGTAATCGTTCAGTAGCTCGGAGGTCATCGTTCCGCTGCCGCTCGCAGTCGCGGCGAAGTCAATGCCTTTGCCGGAGGTGCCAATAATGACGTTGCCGTTGGTAAGAGTCGCATTTGTTCCAACCAAAAGGGTCGTTCCAACCGTAGCTGCTCCAGTGACACCTACTGAAGCAAGTGTAGAAGCTCCAGTAACACCCAGCGTCGTTCCCACCGTAGCCGCGCCGGTGATGGTAGCGGAGCCAGCGGTAACGAGTCCGGCAACGGTTAGCGCATCGGTTGTCTTGTTGTAAACCAGACCGGCATCGCCTGCCAGATTCGTTCCGCCATCATTGAAGATGACCTGAGTCGTCGCACCGGGAAGACCAACTCCTCCTCCCAGAGCGTTGTACAGCTCAGTGAAATTCTGGTTGGTATAATCGAACGAAGTCCGCAGCGGCGTCCCCGTTCCGTCGTTCGGCGATGCGCCGATATTGATGGTTTGCTTTGACATATATGACTAAATGAATGTTACGTTGACCTACAGAAATTCGGTCATGTCCGCCGTGATGCTCGTCACGTCCGCGCTTATCACCGTGTTATCCGCCGTGATATCAGCCGTTCCGCCAAGCGTCGCCGCTTCCCAGAGTAGGCCAATCTCCAGCAGAATGCGTTCACGCGGACTCATGCATGAAGCCCCCTGAGCCTCCGCAATTAGTGTGGCCGCATCGGCGCAAGAAATGTTTGCCATGATATTTTAGAACGGATGCGAAGTGATGAACCAAGCCGTACCGTTCGAAATGATGGTAATCGAATTCCATTGCGGGGACAGCACATGTGTGGCCGCTCCGTCAATTGTCTCGGACGCGTACGCATCGACCGTCACCGTATTCGCGCCAGCATTGATGCGCTTGAAAACGTAGATACGACCAGCAACCAACGCTGCCGGGGGAAGAGTCAGGACAATCGCTCCGCCAGCGGCATCGCAGATCAGGCAGTAATCACCGCTCACCACGCTGCCGCTGGTCGCCACCGACCGATACGCACCGCGTGTCGCGCCGCCGCCCTGAAGATACGTCGCAATGCGGTTCTCCAGCGCCAACTTGGCCAACTCAACCTCCCACGGTGAGCGACATCCCAGCGACGCCGCCTCGTTGATGAGCGTTGCCGCCTCGTCGCATGTGATGTTTGGCATATCGTTCTATGGAAAATCGGTTATCGTGCCATCGGACCAGCGCCACGCTGCATCACCTCGGCGATAAAACCACCGCCGCCGGGAGTCGCACCCTCTTCTACCTCCATCTCCTCCTCCTCGCCACGCTCGGCCAGCTTCTTGCCCTTCGACTTCTTCTCGTATCCGGGAATGGCCACGCCATCAATCTCGATGACCTCCGCCTTACCGCCCTTACCAAGAACGATAGTCGCCATAGTTTGGAACGCTTCGCCCTCCGCAAGGTTCTCGGGGATTTCTACGCCTTTTGGAATCGTAAATGACGGCATATGGGGAGCATTACGCGACCTATTGGGATGTCAATGTCTAAGCGATAACGGGCAATAAAAAACCCGCCACTAACTTTTCGGGCCAGTGACGGGGTGCCTCACAATAAGGCGATTTACAAGACATTCAACCTATTGATTCAACCGAGGCAAACCTAGCTCAGAGTTATCGTTGGGCAACACCAATTTTGACCCTTTGGAAATGTTCTCGAACGCGGTCAGCGGTTGCAGGTTTGTCCAGTGGCAAAGCCGTTTAATCTGCTTCACAGATTTCGATGAAATCAACGGAACGATGTGGTCGATGTGCCAGTGCTTTCCATAGTTTTGCCAAGTCATGCCATCTCTGAACTTCGACTCAAGATGCTTCCGAAGATCATCCTTCGAGCAACCGATGATTTCAAAGCTGCTCATCTCTCCTTTTTGACCAGCGTCAAGATACCTTCGTATCGAGCGGCGCATGGAGTTGGCCATCCGAACAATCGGGTTGTTGGCGCGACGTTTTGCTAACGACTTAGCGATTTTATCTCGGTTTTCAACTCCGTACTTTTGCTTGGCCAACTTGATTTTTTCGGCGTTTTTTGCGCGATAACGACGCTTTAATTCAAAAACCTTCTCTTTGTTCTTTTCGCGATACGCTTTTTGCTTCTCGTAATACTCGCCTTTTCGAGATGCGTATCTGGCCTTTAGCCTCGCTTTCGATTTTTCTCGTTCTTTCTCATAGATTTCAGGCTTCAGCCAGTACGGAAAAGGCTGTCCATCTGGAGATTTTCCGCAGTAACCCCAGAAAATCATCCCGTCTTCTCGAATCGTTCCACGCTTGATGTGCATAAAAATACCGCCACAGGTTTCCCCATGGCGGTATCTGAGTCAATCAATTTGATTTAATCAGCTACAAATCACGGTCGTCAGAGCGCCTGTGCAACGCCTAAAGATAATAGTCATTCCCTGCGAGGTGAATATAGGCTCACTTGCGTGAACGAACTCAGCGTAATGCTGACCCTTCTTCTCCAGCGGATCGGCGCAATCCACATCGAGCTTGTAGGCACCAGTCACCCACTGCCACTCGCCCATGTAGTTGGTCGGCATCCAGCTCAAATCACCAACCCGATTGACGGGCCGCACGATGTGGCTCTTGAACACATACGGAGTCACAATGAACGCAGCCTCGTACGGAGCGGTCGTCCAGCTCGAATTGACGCTGAACACAGTACCCTTCGTTCCGCTCGCGCTGGTGAACGGCTGCACCAGCGTGTACTTGCCACCGGCATAAGTGAAGCGGGGCGGGAACAGATTCGGAACATGGCGATAGTTCTTAATCACCCGGTTCGCGCCGATCCGCTTGAGCAACTCCGCGCCAGCGCCACTGCCCTGATCAGCGAAACGCAAGTCATCGCGGAACGCCGGGTTGTTCTGAGCGATACGCTGCGAAGCCTCCAAGCCGATATATAGCGGAAATACCGGACCATCGCTGCTGTACGAGATGAAACCGGAGCTATCAGGATTCGTCGCACCGTTACGGATCAGCGTAGCAGCCGCGACATCCAGCATCTCCTGAGTCAACTCAGAAGTGGACTGATTGAGCGCCTGACCAGCCGATCCGGTCTGAATCCACGGGAACTCATTCACGCCAGAGGGAATCGTCTCGACCTGAGTAAAGGACGAGTCGGCCACAGCCTTGATCGCGAACTTCGCGAACGTATTCTGATAGCGGGTTTCCCATGAACGCTGAGCGCGGATCGAGAGCTTCTCCAAGTACACGCGCAAGAACGCCTCGACGCGGTGGTCATAGGTCAGATCATCCTTACACAGGAGCGGACCTTTGAGGGCGAAACGCTCAGGACTCCATGTGACGGCATTATAGCCGACCGGAACCTCGCTGTAAGTGACATCGCAAGCGCCGCCGTTCTCGCCACTGGCGAGCGTGATAGCCGACCACTCCTCAGCCGCAGTCGGCTCGATGGAAGTGGTGGTGAACGAGGTCTGGGTCAAGCCAGTACCTTGAGGATACTCTCCGCGCTCAATCATATTGAGCCACATCGAGCGATAGGAGGCGCGTTTATAGACGTCCTGCGCGAGCGACTCAGTCGCTACGGCGAAGGCGTTGAAGACATTAGGACAAGCCATATTGAGAAAAATTAAACCGACGTTATCTGCATTTGGTAGGCCATTCTATCCATCCATCAAACGATGGCGGACCGGACCTACGCGCTGACCGATGCGGAGCGTCATTGCCGCTTAGACAGTTTTGCGATGGCTGACCAAGCCTCCGCCTTGCTTAAGGTCGATAGCCGGACTGAGACACACTGGTGCCTTACGCGTCAATCAGAATAAGTCTTGCTCGGGAATACTATCAGTCAGTTCGCTCTGGTCAGCCATGTAGCTTTTGTATCCCTTGATGATCGTTCCGATTCTGTGCGGCTGGATGATATGCTCTTTCGCGATGAATCCTCGGAACGTATACGGACCGGGGAATTGACCCGTCATCAGCGCGTAGAAATCCACGCCATCAGTCTTAGAACCTTTGCGCGCATCGACCAGTAGCTTTCCATTCTCGTATTTGGTCGTCTTTACATCGATGCGAATGCCCGGTGGGATAGGCGGGATAATCGCGTCGTAGAGCGGGTGCGGTGGCTCTCGATCCGTGTCGATGTCGGGGTAGACATTAAATAGCTTACAGAAGGCTATCTCGCCGCATACGCCTTCCAGATCCACCGTCGCAGCGTCATCCGCGCTTATCTTCAAGTTCGTAGTGTTGAAATGACGATTATTGCCGTTGCGATTCTTAGCTACGAAGTGGGCCAACTTCCTCTCAGCTTGATTGAGAGAAATAACTTGACCAATTTTAATTTTACTTAACATGGTCAAAAAGACGGAAAATTTTTGAGGGGGGTATCGTAAACGAAGCCGTCCCCAAAAGGGGGTGCCCTACTTTGCCTCACAAAGTGTGCCAATCCTAGGAAAAACAATCCTTTTATCCCTAGGACATAGAATGTCCTACTATAGTCTGATAATATGCATTATCAGACTGTGGACACAGCCTGCGTTCCGTGGACTACGACTTCCGCGAACCGATCCGGCATCGATCCAAGCAAGTTAATGCTGACCGAAGTCGATTCACCTTGTTCACTCCAGCCAAACACAAGCGCGCTTCGCTTCGCCACGCTGCCCAGAATGGACTCACGCATGCTTTCATCCTTGATGCCGTCCAAGTCATAGCTGTCTATGCGTTCAAGCGTGCTGGCGGCGTCGGCCGCGAGCTTGCTACGGACCAGTGCGGAAAGAGCTTCCAAGCTCTTTTCTGTCTTTACAGAAATTTCTGTAAGAGAAATCGATTTCGCCTCCCGTCTCAATTTCGTCAGTCCTTCTCTTTCAGCGCGCTTCTGTAAAGTCGCTTTCTTCGCCCCCAGTTTATCTGCAATAGTTCCCCAGTCGCTTCCTGTCAGGTACAGGCCGCGCGCCGTTTTCCACTGGTCATCTGTCAACTTCATCTGTCGGAAGCGTACAGACGGCCTTACGGCCCGACAAGCGCGCTGACGACAAGCTGACGACAAGCGCATTTTCCCCAGTAAATCCGGCCTTTTTCTCTCTCTCAAAACTTTTTCAAACTTTTTCTTTGACTCTCTCCCCTCTCTCCCCTAGTCTGTCCTCAGCAATGAAACCCACGTTTAAAAAACTCCTCTCCGCCCTCTTCGTGGCCACGGCCTACGCCGTCGCCGGTTACGCCTTCTTCTTCGTCTTCTTCAAATCTCAATTCTAAAAATCCCGTGAACGTTCACCTTACTCTAGTCTCATCCAACGTCAAAACCGGCCCCATTCCGGTGTCAACCTCATCGGCCGCCACATGCAGTGATGCTTGTCCATTCAAGAAAGACGGTTGCTATGCCGACTCTGGGCCGCTTGCGCTTCACTGGTCCAAAGTTACTTCTGGTCAACGCGGTTTTGACTGGTCCGCTTTCTTGGGCAAGATCAAATCTTTTCCGGCCGGACAGCTTTGGAGACACAACCAAGCCGGTGATTTGCCGGGTGTCGGTGACAATATTGACGCAACCGCACTAGATGAACTTGCAACCGCAAACATGGGCAAGCGCGGCTTCACATACACCCACAAGCCGCTGACAGATTCAAATCTGTCCGCCTTACGGTCCGCCAAC